CCTGAATCTCCTGCTTCTATGAATTCATTCTCTGCGATGACTTGTATTCCACATCTTTGATTAGGAGATCCAGGCCTATCATATATTTTCCAATCTTTCCCCATGAAGCTAGAGTATTTGTTCACGTCTCCTTCTCTAGAGCATCCTTTCAATTTCAATCTTACAATGTAAGTCTTTAGTATTCCTTCAACTTTTCTCAGTTTCTTTTCTGAATTTGTCTCTATTTTCATGAGATTGCTGTCAGACATTATCAGCCTCACTTTTGTGTTTCCGATATTTACTCTCACTATTCCTATTCCTCTCCATCCCTTGGCAGTCTTCCTTTGTGCCTTTTCGTAGAATATCATACTTCCCTTTGACACCTTCGAAATCATAGTTTTCAAAGTCACAAAGCTTTCTTCGCTGTTAGTATTTATGTATTCCAAAGCAGCTCTCATCATTAGTAATGTTCCTTCATGAGATTTTCCACTTATCATTTTCTTTGAGTAATCTAAAACATCTTCTTTTGGTATGCTCATGATCACTCTTTTTATTGACTCGTCATCTTCGAACACTGCTTCTCCGCTCGTCATTAGTCTGCTTATCATCAGCGTCTGCGAATCATAGGCCCCTTTCCCTGTTGAGTTGATTCTTCCTGTTCTCAAGATGTGGCCATCCATGTATCCTGTTTTAACTATTCTCACAAACATTGATAAAGTTGGATCACTTTGTCTTGCATTCACTATCATTTTGACCTTCCCTGGCTTCTTGTCAATTGATTTTATGAAATCCATCATCACTTTTATCCCTGAGAAAATTGGTTTCTCTTCTTCTTTTTTCGGTTTTGTCACGTCAGGAGTGAACTTGTTATTTATATCTACTGTTCCTTCAAAGTTGCTTAATGTCCACTCCATTGTTTTTCTCAGCCACTTCAGTTTAGATGAATAATATATCCAAGCTGTGTTTAATTCTGACCCATTGTTTCCTTTCCTTCCTATCTGTTTTGGGAACCAGTATGCACCTAGAACATCAGCTAATGAACATTTTACCATTTTTATGCTGCTAGGAACCTCAAAAACCACAGTTCTCTTACTCATGTTTATAGTCTTTGTTAGATTTTTGCTTTCCCTGATCTCTTTTAGAGCTTTGTTCAACTCATCGTAATGCCCTACACTTGGAAACATGTGGAACATAATGTCTTCTACGTCTCTGAAACTTGCTTTTGGTTTAGTCTGTGTTCCTCCTGTTTCTATCATCTTGTATCTGCCTTTCTCTCCATCATTATTCAAAAAGGTCACCAAACCTATGTCTTTTGCACTTGATAGCATTATCCCTATCAAACTGCAATAGTCTTTGCTCCATTTTTCTTCTATTTTCTCTCTAATGCTCACACTTGCGCTACTTAGCACATAAACAGAGGCAGCATGCATCTTTGATCCTGACTGGAAAGAGAATGCCTCTGCTGAACTTGGGTTCTTAGCCTTATCCCAGATGAAAAATAGTGAATCCAACGCAGTCTCTGATCCAGATAAGAGCAACCAAGGTTTCTTCTCGATTATCATCATGTAGTTATGAGGAATTCCTAATTTTGCCAAAAATCTCCTGTATCTTCCTTTTCCTCCTATTTGTAAGGAAATCTTAAGGCTCGGTTTCCCTTCATCGTTCATCTCTAATCCACCGTTTGCCTTCCTATTCATGAATAGCCACTTTAATGCCGTCCTAGCTGCTTCTGAATGTTTCAGCCATGCATAGAATGCGTAATCATATCTCAGCATTCCATTGCAAAGGCCATCCTCAAGACAGAAGAACCCAAAAGGCGGGATAGGCAGCATTTTTATTAGATCTCTAAAGTAACAGAATACAGGACTACTTCTCGATCCTAACATTTTGTAGTGTATGCTGAACTGAGATAATTGTATCAAATTTGCTAGATGACTTGATGCACCATTTTCTCTGGCTTGTTTTCTTAACTCTCCCCACATTCTTAGTCTATCTTCCATGCTGCTCGTCACACTTGGCTTTAGAGACGCATAAATGAACTTTATTATAGCGCTCAAGTCTGTGTTTCTTATTTCCCATTGACTATTAAATTCTTCTATTCCAGAGAAATTTGCAGGTGTGCTCTTCACCTCTGATAAATATATGCACACGTAATTTGCCAATATTCTCTCAAAATATGAGCTGAAAGTTATCCAGAAGGCTGAGAATTTCGACAAAGTTATATTCTCTTTCTTGTTCAATCCCGCGGTGTTCACCATAATTGTCCGATAAGTCGAGGCATCATCAGAAGATATTTTCCATGTCTCTTTTGCATATCTCATTATTGAAGACCATCCTTTAGAAGCGATTGCTCCATTCACTATTTTCTCACATGCTTCAGCTGCCACTAACGAATGTCCCGTATGTAGCATACTTGAATAAAAGTGCAAGACTCCTTGCATCATGTTGGAGACATTCCACATAGTCACACTCCATTCATCTATCAAGAGTCTTTTCTCTCTTGGGCAATTTCTTTTCTCCTCTTCTGTTAGAATTTCCTTTTCAAGAGTTCTTTTTATCTTCTCTAATTCCTTTGCGTCTGGAGCTAATTTTCCTGTGAACTCTCTCTTCATTTTATTTGTCACATCGTTGAAATTTGTCATATCTGATCTATCTTCTCTCGCAAAAGCTGATAATAAGTCCTTAGGCATTTCTAGCTCTTTCCTTGCCACTAAATTCAATATCCTCTCTATCAAATGCACAAACGAAGAGCACTCTTTGTTTTCTTTGGCTGCTTTTCCAAATATTCCTACAGTTAAGCAAGCAAACAATGTCATCACAAATTTTTGACACCATGTAGTCCTATCATTAGCATCAGTTCCTGTTATCTCTTTGTCGAAACCATATTGTCTCATAAGCTCCAGAATCATTCTGTAATGTTGCTCTCCTCTCTGTTTCTTCTTAGTTCCTTTTGTTAGCATCTCTGAGGGAAGCTCATTACAAACAATTCTAGCAAAGGTTTCAGCAAAGTTGATGGTCAATCTAGACAAGAAGTCCATAACAAAAATTTCTCTAGGACCAGTCAATTGTTGTTTCTTGAACAGATTTGTGAAGACTCCTCCTTTCTTTCCTTCTGTCTGATAATCTCCTCTTGTCTCTATATGCTTCAGAGCTTCTACTGTCATCATCATTGGTCTTCTTAGCTTACTTCTATCAAGCTTATCCATTTCGAAAACTATCTGCATATTCATAGTCATTTCTCTTGAGAACAGCTCTGATTTCAGGTACTCTTCTTTCTTCATGAGTTCTAGATCCTCATCGGTGAATATCATGTCTGGATCATTTAGCTGATCTAGTTCTCTCATCGCTTCTTCCAAATTTCTATACATCAAAGGATTTCCTTGTTTTCTTCCTCTCAATGTCGATAGCACTCCCTCAAGAACTCTTGTTCTTTTGTTCATTACTTTTGCAACATTCTCGTATTTCCGTCCTACTAGTGGTGCTGCAGATGCTTTTAACGTTGCGAAATCTTCCCACTTTCTCCTTTCCATTGCTTTTGCCATCTCTGCTTTTGTCCACTCCCACATGTCAGCTTTGTTCAATTCTTTTGAAATACTTTTTCCGCATTTCAGCGCCACATAAGGATTAAACTGATGACTCTTTGGATATCTCACATCATTGAATCCCAAATCGTCTGCATCATCATCATCCAACTTAATTTCTTCTTCTCCAATTTTGCTGAATATTTTGAAGTTTCCCTGTAGATCATCCCCTTCATCTGCATTTCTCAGAACTCCAATGTACGACATGAATAGAGCTTCTTTGTAACTTAGCAACTCATCACCAGTCATCCAAGATATGATTCCTCTGAATTCATCTCTGCTCTTTTCTGTTCTCTCATCTAATATCATCTCCACCTCAGTCTTTGATATGCATTTAGGTGGCGTTCTGAACATCGCCATAGCAGCCGAGACACATCCATTTACTATCCAGACTCCAACTCTGCTATGGATCAGATCACTGAATTTCTTTAGTATCTTAGTTGGATCTCTCTCATCTATGCTGAGTTTGCATGCCTCCATATACATGTATCTAGTCAACAACATATGCTCCGTGTTCTTGGACTTGCTGTCGAAATAAGCAAACATGCATCCAATAGTGTGTCTTCCAACTACTCCTCTATTCAGTTCAGCTTCTTTATCTTTGTCATCTAGTAGAGATGTTCCACCTCTCATTTCTCTCCAAGCATTATTTAACACCATGAAAAATTCCGAGCTAAATAGTAAGTGACTAATTCTATGTCTATCTAACGAGCAGAAATTATAGAAAGCAATATCCTTGTAAATCAATGGTTTCATGAAAACATCACCCCATGGCTGATCCATCATGCAGCTTTTAGGCACCATCAAAGAATAGAAAATCTTTCTATCTGGTCTAGTTGTTTTTATTACCATTATGGCATTAGTCCCAGGGATCCTCTTTATCAGCATATAATATTCGTCAGTATACTGAGTCAAAGAGATGTTTATTTCTTCTGTTATTTTATCTATTGATCCACAGACTTTTGCCATTCTTGTTTTCAAGTATCTCTCTTCGTCTTTGCATGCATCTTCCATTGTACTTCCTATTTCTCCTTTACTGAATTCTAATAGATCTCTAACTTCTTCTGTCATATAATCGAACTTTTCGTGCTCTGGCTTTAACCACCAGTCCACATCGTTGACACAAGCTTTTATGTCGTCTATAGGGCAATCATAAGAGAAAGGCACCTTTTGCTTGTAATGCGTCTCTTTTTGATCTCGAGTGAATTTGTACTTTTTTGCTTGCACTCCTCTCTCAGCTAGCTCTCTCCACTGATTCTCCTTCAGATCACAATAAAAGGTGTATCTCTCACTTCGCTTCTTCTT